CATTGTCGCGCCCGTCGCCGTGCGAATGACAGTGCCTGCTTGACGCATGCCGCCGAACATCTTCATCGCAATTTCGAGTTCGCGATAGTATTCAGGCGACACAGTGAAGCCGCCTTCGCTGTTTGTCGTGGTCGACATTGCGTTGCGGATGTCTTGGGTTTGACGAGCGATCATGCGGGCGCGGTCTGCTTCTGCCATCGCCACAATGCCGCCGCCCAAGAAGGCACGCATTGCGCGCGACTCGTCGCTTTGACCATTGCCGCGACCTGCAGTTGCTGCAGCTTGCATCGCAAGCGCGCTTTCTGCATTGGCGTCGCCGCCGACCGCTAGCTTTTCGATGCGACTTTCGCGGCTAATTTCGCCGTCAATCGCTTCGACTTCAGCAAGCAGCGCGTCAAGTTTCGACGCGTCTTCTGCTGGCATCCGCTGATCTGCCGGATATTTCGCGTTCAGAACATTCGCTTCTTTTGCTTTCGCGTCGCGCTGCGCACGCAGTTGAGTCAAACGAGACATGATGCTTTCCTTTTTTCAGTTGATGATGTTTACAAGTTTCGTTTTGCGGGCAAGAAATTCGCGACGCTCGACGCTCACAAAATCAGAGGCGCTTTCGTCGGCGATGCTTTCTGTTTCTGACGGCGGCGCGTTGTGATAGGCGGCAAGATTCCATTTCTTCGCATCCGACTTGATAACGGCAGCGACTTCGTCGACGAACCCTGCAGCCTTCGCTTCTTCAGCGTTCAGCCATGTCGTCTTGTCCATCAGGGCGATCATGTCGTCGACCTTGCCGCCTGTCTTCGCTGCGTACTGTTCAGCGATGGTCATGTCTGCCTTTTCAAGAACAGCAGCCATTTCGATGAAGTCGTTCATGTTGCCGACCGCCATCGTCCAAGCGCGATGCACCATGAACAGCGCGCCCGCTGCCATCTCGACGCGGTCGGCGACAGATGAAATGACGGTCGCTGCGCTGGCGCATGTGCCGTCGATGTGCGCAATGACCTGACCCTTGAAGTCGCGCATTGCTTGCGCGATAGCTTGTGCAGCGAAGATGTCGCCGCCGCCGCTGTTGATGCGAAGGTGAATGACGTCAGCCTTCGAAGAACGAATCGCGGGCGCAAGTTCTTCAGCAGATATGCCGCCGAACCATTCAGTTTCAGCCTTCGTGCTGACGATCACGTCATACAGATAAATCGTTTCTTCGCTGCCGCTGGCAGCGTCGCTGATCGCTGGCGTCGGCTTTGCGACCGCGCCGCGATTGTCGATCAGTAGCTGAAGAAGTTTGTTTTTCATGCCGTCGCCTTGTTGTTAGGTGACGGAATGTTCTGACGGCGTCTGACGCCTTTGATAACGTCAGGCGGGCTTCGGGTCTTCGCCTGTCTTGTTGTCGGCTGCAGCGTCCGTCTGATCGGCGGCAGCAGCGGCTTTCACTGGCGATGCCTTCTGCAGCTCGTCGCCGCCCGCGACTGGCGGCAGATTCTTGATCTTGCGAACTTCGTTCACAGTCAGCCAAGCAGGTTCGCCAGCGCGTCCCAAGCCGATGCGCAGCGCTTCATTCTCTGACTTCAAGTCGCCGCGTTCTAATCCGGCGACGTTGAATTCGACGAAATACTTTTCGCGGTTCGGCCAAAGTTTGTGATTGAATTCCTGTTCGATCTTCGTCAGGTGACGCGACAGCGTGAACTTCACAAAGCCGCGCCCCATGTTTTCGACGCCCGAACCCCAAGACGTTGTTTTGTCCGTGTGCCCGATCATGAACGGCGGCACGCCGAAGAAGCGACAGATGTCTTCGACTTGAAAGCCGCGCGTCTGAATGACTTGCGCGTCTTCTGATGTCATCGTCAGTTTTTCGACACCTAGACCGCCAGTCAAGATCGCGGGCAAGTGTGAATTCTTGACGCCGCTGTGACGCGCCGACCATGTCGCGCGCAGAGTCTTGACAGCATCGTCAGTCAGCTTGCCTTCGGTCTTCAGTGCGAAGTCAGGCCGCGCGCCGTTGCCGAAGAAGCGCGCCGAATATTCTTCAGCAGCAAGTGCAGTGCCGATGCCCTGCTTCGCTGCGTGCATCACGACAGACATGCCGCGCTTACCATCGAAGCCCAAGCCTGCAACGTGAATCATGTCGACGCCTAAGATGTCCCGCTGCCGTCCGTTCGTGTCGGTCACGGTGTAGTAAAGAACACCGCGCGCATCTTCTTCGACCTTGACCCGATCAGGGTGAAACGGTCTGAAGCCGACTGCGATGTTCGAACGCGGATTCGCTCGAATGATTTCGGCGAAAGCATCGCCGTGAAGCAGCAGCGACATCATCAAATATTCGAAGAAGACCGCTGACGAAAAATTCGGGTGTGACCGTTCGTTCAAAAGCCACCAGTACGGATGATCGACACGCTTGCGGGCGTCGTCGTCGCGCGCGTAGATTGGCAGCGGCAGTGTCGAGATAGCGCCAGACACAAGACCCACACAGGCATAGACGGCTGACACAGCCATCGCCGACTGTTGATTCACTGCCGCGCCCGCGTAGCTGTCGCCCCATGCGTACATGTTCGCCAGTTCCTGCAGCGTCTTATTCGACGTGATGTCATTGTCGGCGCTGATTGCGACGCCTGTGCGCTGCCGAATCTGTTGATCACGCCATGCGGTCAAGATCACTGACCCTGACTGACTGACACGTTTTTCGTTATACCAAGGGGCGCGATGATTCATAGAAGAATGATTTCCGGTTCGATGTCTTCGACTTCGCCATCGTATGCCAACCCGATAGCCATCACCAAAGCGACGACGCCGTCAATCCGCGCCTTCGAATTTCGTTTCGTGAAGCGCCTGTTTTCTTGTGCGTCTTCTTCAGTGACCGCTGACGCCGAAGCGAATGTCAGTGCCGGATTTTTACAGACTGACAGCCTGTGCTTTGATAACAAATCGTCAGTCAAGTCGATGCTGTGAGGCATCCAAAGCCCCGATTCTTTCGACTTATAGAAGCCCTGACCATGCGGCACAAGTTCGACTTCGACGTCGATTGCGTCAAGTTCTTTTTCAAGATACTTGATTTTGTAGGCATCGAACGCGATGCGCCGAAGACCGAATTCTTCTTGAAGGTCTTTGATCTTCTGTGCGACGAATGAATAGTCGACCGCGCGCCCCGGCGTCGCAATCAGATGACCATCCTTGACCCACACGTCATAAGGAACCTTGTCGGTCTTGCTGCGTTCGGTCAGCGCATCCTTCGGCGTGAAGAAGAAGACCTTCGCGCGACACTTGCCGTCAGACATGCGCCATGCCAGCGCAAGCGCCGTCAAATCTTTCGTGCCTGACAAGTCAAGCGCGCCGACAGGTTCGACGCCTTCTGGCGGTTCCCATGATGAAGGCATCACTTCGCATGCGCGCCATAGATCGCCGTCTATCCACGGATTCGCCGCGTCGACCCATTGACAGAAGTTCAGGCGCTTGACGATTGACAGCTTCGACGGCATGCCCGTCGCTTCTTTGATCTGCTTGCGAATGTAGTCACGATCAATCGACTTCCCAAGATTCGGGTTCGCTTTAACCCACACGCTTTCATCGTTCAGCGGATCGTCGTCTTCGTCCATGCCACAGACGAAGGCGAACCATTCGTCATTATCAGCAAGCCCCGTGACGACACGTTCAGAATATTCGTGATGTTGAAAGCACACTGACTGACGGTCGACGCCGCTGTTTGTGATCTCGACGATCATCGGATTCGTGCGACCCTTGAAGCCCGCCGTCAGCATGTCGATGACAGTCGCGTCTTTGTGTTCGTGAATCTCGTCGACTAGCGCGATGTGCGGTCGATGACCTGACTGTCGATCATCGGCGCTGATCGGTTTGAACCACGAACCCGACTTGATATGCGAAAGCTGCCAGACAGGATTTTTACCCGACTTGGTCAGGCGTGCCGACAGCAGCGGCGACTGATCGACCATCGCAACAGCGTCGCGAAAAAGAATCTGCGCCTGTTCCTTCTTCGGCGCGCCCGCATAAATTTCGGCACGCGGTTCACCATCGGCGACCATGCCATATAGCCCGATGCCAGCAGCAAGCGGGCTTTTCCCGTTGCCCTTGCCGATCTCTATGAATGCCGTCTGAAAGCGTCGACGACCGTCGTCGCGTTTCCATCCGAACAAGCTGCCGACTATGAACGACTGCCACGGCGACAAGATGAACGGCTTGCCTTCGTGCTTGCCGCCGTTCAGCTTCAGGACGTTTTCAAAAAAGCGATACGCCTGACCCGCCGCTTCTTTGTCGAAGATCAGCCCGCGCTTGTGCCCGTTCTTTAGATCGTCAAGATGTCGACGACATGCCGCCCTGACGAGCGGGCTTGCGATGATCTTGCCTGTCGTTACGTCGGTCGCATACTTGGCAGCGCGTTCACTTACGCCCGATTGCCGCGTCAAGCGCGTCTTCTTCTTCTCTGTCGCTTGGGTCAAGTTCAATCCTAGATAGTGACGACGGCGTGAAGCCTAGTTCTGCACAGATACCGATCAGCAGCTTTGTCTGTTTCGAAATGATGCCGACATATGGCGACTGAATGTTCATGCCGTTCGGCGTCTTCGCCAGCAGCGGCAGAAGACCATCTTTCGCCCGTGCTGCTTCGACTTCGCGCTGCGCCAAGACCGCACGACGCAGGGTCACGACCGCGACGCAGTATGCGGCAAGCGCTGGCGTGTGAATGATCTTCAGCAATCCAATCGGCGCATGCTTCAGGGCGAACTGCCATTCGGCGACGTGA